TTACTTTTACAGTACTTGGATTACTTGGATTAGTTTCAGTATCTTCGACAACAACATCAGTTAGTGTTGATACACCATCTCTAATTCTTTTAATGTTTATTGTTGCCAAGCCTGCTGTTATTTTATCATCAACATATTTTTTATTTGTAAGAGCATCATCACCATGCGAATCAACTTGTGTTTCATAATTATTAGTACCACTAACACTTACAACACCTGTACCAGCGTTAATTAAAAATAAATCTCCGCCACCTGTACTAATACTTCTTACTTCTAATCCAATGTTACCACCGGATTCATCTTTAAGAACAAAAGCACCTGTCTTTGTTGTGTTACTTACTGGATCATTCCAAACAATAGATTCATTAAATAGGAATTGTACATCAGCTAAACTACCACGTTCAATTCTAATACCTGATTCATTTAATGTTACACCTGCTCCTGCCTCGCCAGCATTAAGAACAAGAATATTATCATTAATAGTTACTTCAGTTGAATTAACTGTAGTAGTTGTTCCGCTAACAACTAGGTTTCCTGTTACTTGTACTTCACCAACATTAAGACCTGTATCAAGTTTAATAACGCCTGCATCGGCTACTTTAATTGAATAATTTCCACTTGTATTAACGTGCTTTGACATTATTATTGCCCATCAACAGTTACAGTATTAGTGATTCCGTCGTCTTCGCCACCTGCATCACTTCCACCTATAACCATTTTTCCTTTTGTTGTACCTTCATATTGACAATTGTTATTCCAAATTTTTGTAATTTGAACAACTGTTGAGTCATCTGTAACACCATCTATTGACATTTCGCCTGCCGCTAGTGTTCCGGCGGCTTTATTTACTAATTTTAAAATTTCTGTATTTGTTCCATCGGAGCATTTAAATTTATTTACTGATCTTTGAGACAGAATCCAACATTTTGTCGATGCTTCTGATTGTCCTGTAAAAAAATGGCGTGTAACTTGAATTTTTCCGTTACCTTCTCCAAAAAATCTACTGTTTACAGGTCTTCCCATTTTAATATACTCCTTATTGTTAGTATTTATCACATAAAGAGAAAGCCCGAACCGTAAGTCCGGGCTTTCATTACTAGTTAATTCAATCCTAAAAACTAGTGGTTATGCGTCATCAGTAAAGTCGTCGTCATCACTATTAGCAACGTCATCATCACCTGCTTCTTCAATTCTAACTACGCCTGAAGATGCGGCTGATCCCATTTGCCATGATTGTGCAAGTCCGTCTAATGCATTAGATCCAGTTGCACTTGGTTTTGCAAGTGTAACTTTACGTGCAGTAATTTTAGCTACTCCGTAAGTTTCTGAATCGCTACCTAAAGCTGTAATTGACATTTCGCCAGCACTTAAAGCCGCTGGTAATACGCCAGTTTTTAATGTACAAGTGAACTCAGTGTCCGCGGCACCTGTTTCAGCAACTACGAATTTTTTAGATCCTTTTTGTCTGATAATAGTACCTTCTTTTACTGCTGTTCCGTTATGAAAATTTACTTTGATTTCGTTAGCACCTGCAGTTGCGCCTGTTGCCGCATCTGTAAAGTACCTTTTATTAAGTGGTCGTCCCATTTGTTTTCTCCTGTTAAACGTTCTAAGTTTACGGGGTTTTGTCCCCATAAGTCCCTTTATGTAAAGGGCTCGATGCTCATGTATGTATTTATCAAGAGAAAGCCCAGACCAGCGTTTGTGTGCTGATCTGGGCCGATCTTCGGTTATTGACATTTTAGTTGGAATTGGGAGGACTTGGTTACACCTCCAAACATGGTCCACAGATACCGTTCTATTGTACCACGTAACCTGTACCCGACTGGTAAGTCGATTTGGACAAGCGCCTTTCAGCTACCCACCCTGGGTACCACCCCTGTACAGTCAAGTTCGCCCCTCTGGTAAGAAGCTCTTCCTTGCACAATTCCTACTTAAACAGAGCTACCGTTTAAGTATTATATGTATAATAACATCTTTAAGTTAAAAGTCAACGATTTTTTTAATTTTTTTGTGGATTAATTTATCCAAAATAGAAAAAGAAAGGGCGACATAAAGCCGCCCTTTCATAATCACTTGTATCAATCTCTATTATGAGAATGTTACGTTTGCGATGGTTACTGTACCCAAGTAGTCAGCCGCATTACCTAGAGACGATGCTGTGTTGTTTAACTCAACATATCCGTATCTAGTCATGAAACTTACAACTGGTTCAAACTTATCAGGATCCAGCACGACACCACTTGACATCAATGGGATGTATGGGCAGTAGAACGCGGCCGCATCTGCTTCGCTTGTTCCTTTGTAACCAACTAGTACTGCTGTAGTATCAGCCGCATATGAGTCAACATATACTTTCATTGCACTATTAAGTGTTCCTACAAATTTAGTATTTGTTGGAGCTTCAAAAGTACCTTCAGTTGTTCTTGCGAACGCTGAAGTTGTAGCTGATTGTAGTACAGTTAAAGCGTGTGGTGAAACCACAGCCCAGTTACCAGCACCACGACGTGTACGCTGAGCGATAGTGTTTGCAACACGGTTGATCATCACAGCCAAAGCCGCGTGTTCGTCACCGACGAAAGTTGCAGTACCACTAACAGCATTCTGATCGTATGCTTGTTGGTTTGTTGTACCTGCTAAAGCACGTAATGATGCAAGAACTTCTTGATCAATTTCAGCAGTAATTTCTTGGGCTAATGCCGCCATAATTTCTGCTTCGATATCAATACCTTGCTGTGCTTGAGCATCTTGAGCCGATTCAAAAGTCCAGCGAGCTGATAGCTTTCTAGTCTTTGCTTCGACAGTTTGTTTCAAGATTTGGATGCTTAAACGTTTGCCTGCCGCACCTTCTAGGCCAGCTGTTGCCGCCCCTTTAGGTGTTGCGTCTGTGGCATTACCTGAATAAGCCGCCGCAATCTTAAATGGTGAAAGTGCTTCTTCACCTACTTCGTTACCATCACTTGCGTCTGCGTAACGAACTCTTAATGTGTGGATTTGACCCACTGGACCTGTCATAGGCTGAACCCCAACTAATTCGTTGGCGATTACAGTTGGCATAACACGTCTGATTACCGGAAGGATAACTCTGTTAAGAGTTGCAACATTACCTGCTGATGTTGATCCAGCGGTAGCAGTCTCATTCAACCACTTGCGTGTGTTTTCAAGAGTACTTGCCATCACTGCTTTCTTATTGCCACTTAGGCCTTCACAAAGAGCGGTTTTGGTATCCTGCCAGCGATTTTCTAGTAGTTCTGACATTGTTTTCTCCTTAATTCAATCCTGCAAGTCTGCGAATGTCAACAATGTTACTTGTTGATTCGGAACTTACACTACTAACGTTAGATTCTTCTTTATTGCCTGTTATTGCTTTTGCCTCTGATTCTGTTAATGTCGCCTTCTTCTTCTCTGGAGTCTTCCCGTCGATTACCGCCGGCATATACTTGTCAAATTGTTTTTGCAACTTGTCAGTTTGTACACTTTCCAGTAAGTCTTTCATAATTTCACGCTGATCTTTGCTCAAAGGAGCAGTTAGTTCAGACATGATGTTTTGTCTCTTAGCCGCATCAGAAATTTTAGAAATTTCTGCATCTTTCTCTGCGATAACTTTTGATTTTTCTTCAGCCTCTGCTTTAACTTCTTGAATTTGTCCATCTTTCATGTCAACAACTTTTAAAAGTTTAGCAGTTTCTGATTTCTCATTCAGATAACTGTTTGAGTATTCATTAGCGAACGTTTCGAAAATTTTGCGACCAAAATCATTTTTACGTGCAGAATCAATATCTTCTTTAAGTTGTCCAATTTCTTTTGTAAGTCCTTTTCCAACTACGTCTGATACTAATTTAGCACTCTTCTCAACAAATGTTGATTTAACTTTGTTAAGATGTTCTTTAGCTTCACGAATTAATCTTACTTTCGTTTCAGCCAAGTCATTCTTATCTTCGTGGAACTCTGCAATTTCTTTGCTCAAAGCTTCTACAACAAATTCCTCAAGTTTGCCAAACTTATCTGACATAACTTTTTGGTCTTCGTGTAATTCAGAAACTTCTTTTTTCAAAGACTGCATCACAAACTCTTTTAGCAAATTTGCGTTTTCACGCATAGCAATAACATATTTTGCTCTTGCTTCTGCTAACTGTTTACGATCGTCAGTGAATTCGGAAATTTCTTCCGCTAATTTTTCGCTCACCATATTATCGATTGCTTCAACCATTTGTGCTTTATCGTGTTCATATTTTGATGCGAACTCTTCGCGAAGTTCTGCGGTAACTTCCAATCGCGTTTCCGCAATTTTCTTGTCCCATGCTTCTTGAATTTCGGCTCTGATCTCTTCAGAAATTACATTGTTTTCAAAGAGTGATTTCAGTGCGTCCAACATTATATTCTCCTTATTACTGGAGCCCCTTGATTATATTAACCAAGGAATTCTTTAAATAGTTCTGAGCCTTTTCGTCGCCTTCTAGCTCACGTGCCAAGTTCATAGCCTTATACCCCCCACGAGTATTAAGTAATTGCTCGTATATTGGGGTTGGGTATGCCCCTGGAGCACTGGGTTGAGCAACTATGTCAACAGTTATGATTTCATAGTCACTTACTTGTCCGGTTCCGTCTTCAGTGACGTTACCGCTACCACGTGATGAGACGCCTAGTTTAACTCCGCTTTCCAGCATTGTTTGAACTATTTGCCCCATCGGCGTAGGTAATACTTTAAGTTTCCCGTAACCGTTTGGTCCATCCATCCACATCTCTGTGATCATATGGCTTACACGGTCTAAGTTAATGTTTAGGCCTTCTGGGTGATCAACTTCGCCAAGAACAGAATATCCGCCGGATATCTGGTCATTGAGTGTATTGACAGCTCTACCTATCTCGGTAACAGGGTAAACACGCTGATTGGCATTTTTAACCCCACCTTGGATGCAAATCCCCTTTAAATAGAGGTCTTTTCCACCCTTGTCATTTTCGGTAGTCTCAAGGACCATTTTAGCCTGGTCGTATGTCAAGTTCTCTCGTAAATTGAGCAACACCTTGTCTCCCAACACTATTACGAACCTATCACTGAATCAGTGTTAGCTCCGCCTTCTTCGCCTTTTCCCTTTTTCTCGGTACCGTGGCCTTTAGAATCAGCTTTTAATGACTTTGCCGCTTTTCCACCTGGAACATTTACGTTACCAGCTGAATCTTCTTTAGCATTGTTGCCAGTTAGTCCAGTATTTGAACCACCGCCTTCTCCGCCTGAGGCAATGTTAGCGGCTGTGCCGCCCATGTCATTTTTACTTGCTACTGGTGATTTTGTGTTATCGCCGTTGTCACCTTTTTTAGGTTCATTAGCCATTTTATTCACATACTCACGCATTAGCTCTGCTTGAGATTTTTCTGCTTCTGCTTTCGCTTCTGCTTCTTTGCTCTCAAATGCAGGTTTTTCTGATTCTAGATCGGAATCAGCTTCATCATCAGCATCATCCTCTGCATCATCACCACCTTCTTCGTCACCCATGTCTGGCATTTCTGCGTCGTCACCGGCATCGTCACCGTCTTTGTCGTCCATCATAGCGTCAAATTCAGCTTTAAGGTCATCAAGTGCATCTTCTAGGTCAACAACTCGGTCTTCAAGATCTTCATCATCTTTATCACCTTCGTCGTCGCCTTCCTCGTCGTCGCCTGCTTCAATGTCGCCGATCATAGCATCTGCTGGATCACCGCCCATTTCGTCGCCTGCTTCTGTAGGAACGTCTTCTACTGGCGTAATGTCAACAAGTTCTTCTTTAACTTCTTTTTCATTTTCGTCAGTTTTTTCATCCGCTTTTTCGTCAACTTTTTCGTCTTCGTCAGCTTTTTCGTCAGCTTTTTCGTCAACTTTTTCGTCTTCTTTAGCTTCAGTATCTTCTTTTTCGTCTACTTCAGAGTCTTTATCCGCCGCTTCGTCAACTTCAACTTCGGGCATATCGTCATCTAAAAGTTTTTCGTAAATTGATCTGGATTTTTCAACAACTATTTCATGAAACAGTTCTTCCGCACCAGCACGGTCTTCTGCAATGAGCTTTTCTAACATTTGCTCAAATTTATTTTTGTTTGCCATTTTAAAACCTCCTGTTTGTTTAGATAGTAAGGCTGTCGTATTATATTTATGGTTTTTCGGGAAAAGTGCGTGGTTATCGGCCTAAAATGAGCCGTTTTACATTAAGATTATAGAATCTTAAACAGATCCTTAAAATCTTGGACTGTCATGTGGTGCAGGTTGCCCCACACTTTTAAATTATCTGGCAAGAAAGAATCTCTTTCTAGTGCTACACGTATATATCTCTTTGTAGGATTTTTTTGAATTACAATACCTGTTTGTCTAGCCCAGTTTCCGTGATATGTAGCTGTAGCATCAGATGATTTATAATTTTCTGTATTTGCGTACATATTATTAACTTTATTATTAAGTCCTTCATAATCAAATCCTAAAATATAGATATCTTGATTATTATGACTTTCTTCACTAGCTAAATTTAATGTTGTAGGGCCAGTACTCCATCCTAAACTAGGATCAAAATAGTTAAATTTATTAAAATCTTTATATGCTTTATTAGGATTAGTCCATACTTCGTGATGAAGTTGCCAACCAGAACGATTAATTTCCATAACCATTTTACTATCAACAGCTACTAGATAGTCAGGTTCAAACTCTCTATATAAAGCATTACAGCCGTATATTTTACTACCAGGTGGTTTATTTCTTTTTAATTGATGTAGATCTATGGATCGTCTACTAGTTCCGTTACCTATAACGAAAGCCGTAGTTGCTCGGGACATGGTTTAGACTGCCGCTTCTGCATTAGCCGCCAATCCGTACATTTGACGTACGAAGTGTAGCTCTTTTTCTTGCTCCTCTTTATGAAGTTCTGCCGCTTTGCGTGTCTTATTAATTTGACGTAAGGTTAGTCGAGTTTTACGAAGATCATCTTTTTGGACAATAGATTCGTCGTCAACCGGATCGTATTCTTTGTTGTCGATCGGTTCAAGTGTCTCTTTATCGAAGTAAAATATTTCTCTCAACGTTGTCATATTACTATTTATGCACCCGGTGGTGGAGTACCGCCTGCCGCGCCTCCTCCAGGTGCTCCTCCTGTTGCTGTATCTGGTGGTGGAGCACTACCGCCATCTACTGGTGCTGGTTCTTCGCCTTCTGGTGCTTCAGCTTCCATACCGCCCATATCAGCACCTATACCTGCACCACTAATACCTGCACCTCTCATTTCGCCTGCGGCGTCAGTAGGTGGTGGTGTCAAGTTTTCATCGTTTTCTTCTTTCCAGTAGCGTTCGTTTTCAGCAAGTTCCTCATCAGTTAAGCCTAAGAAACGTTTCATTGCAAACCTATTTGAAATGTAAGGAATAGCACTCATTTGTGTATAAGTTGGTACTCTTGCATTATCAATTTCACTTTGTCTATATGCGGCAAAGTTTTGTGGTGGTTGCATTCTAATATCAAACATAGCTGTATCAACATTAACACCTTTTTCTAAAAGATAACGTTTAAATTCTTGATTAAATTCTTCTGTTATTAACCCTTGTAAGCGTTCGCAATAATTATTAAAACGTAATTCTTGAATATATGCTGTACCAACTCTACCATCTTGATAATTACTTTGTCCATCATCTGGACCTGTTGGTAAGTAAGAACTTGGAATACGTAAACCACGTACAAGTTTATTAGTGAAATATTTTAAGTCGTCTATCTCACCTAAGTTAGTGCCACCCGGAAGCGTTTCAACTTTAGAACCTCTTCCTTCTGCTGTTTGTGGGAAGAAATAATCTTCATTAATAGATAATGGATTATACGCACTATCAATAACGTTCTGACCTCCTCCCGTCTGACTTGGTATTCTTCTTTGGTGGATGTCAGTTTTAACACGTTCAACAAATTGCATAGCCAAGTGGCTTGGCATATTACCTACGTCTACATAGAATACTCTACGCTCAGGCGCTCTTTGTACTCTATAAATTATAATTGCATCTTCTAATAATTCTTTTTGTTTATAAACTTTAAAAATACTTTCTAGTAATGAGTTACCAAATGGATAGTTATTATCTAATCCTTCTGATAAACTAAGGTGTACAACATTCTCAGCATCAATGGCAGTTTCTTTTATCTCTTTCATAAATCTACTACCGCTACCTGCTGTGGCATTAGATGCTCCAACGTATCCACGTACTCCACCTTGTAAGTATCCAGCGCCACCGCCAGTAACATTACCTGTTGTTTGGTGTGGAGTTGTAGCAACCATTTCTCTAAAGTTTAAGTTTACATCTCTAATAATATATTGTTCGGGTTTTTTACCTTCTGATTCGTTTACAATTATACGTGAAACTTTTGCTGGATCAACATGAAACCATCTTTTAGTTTCAGGATCTCTAATAAAAAATGCATCACCGTATTTAAAAATGTTACGTACAATTCTAAACATACGTGTTTCAAAATTTTCTAGTTTAGACCATTGTAGTAAGTATTGTTGAAGAACTGTAATTTCTGAATTTGTAGCTTTTTGTTTAAAATCCATTATAAATGGAGTTTTGTTTTGCTTATTTTTTTGTGTACAAAATTCTGCAAGGATATCTAAAGCCGCATTTACTTCTGAATCCATATCCATAGTATTATATTGTCCATATCGTTCAACACGATTTGGAGAACCAACATATACATCAGGTAAGTATGAACTATAATTTGCTTGAGCAGGTCCAAGACCTGAGTTTGTAGATCCACCTAACGGGCTATAATTCCCTGTATCCGAGGCGTTTGTTGTTACTGGTGTAAAATATCTTTTCCAACTCATTTCTTATCCTATAGCTCCACCCTCGTTAACGGCTCCAACTATTTTATTTCCAATTTTATTGCTTTCTTGTTGCTCGTAAACTAATTGTTTTATTACAGTATTTAACTCATTAAGAGCTTCTACAGTCTCTTTTCCGGAATTACTTACTGCCATATTGAAACTAGATTGCATATCTCCGCTCATTTTATTATATTCTTTTCGATAATCCTTCATTACATCA